GGAACACGGGTACGTGTGCAACCTTTGCATATAAACCTTTAGCTTTCGCCATCGAAATATCCTTTTAATTTATCTGTTGGTGACAGTGTAGGCATGTAAGTTATTTTACCATTTACATGTTGTTCTAGATCAGTTCCACAGTTCATACATCTATAGAATCTTCTAGTTATACCGACCAACATTGTGTATTCTTCACAGTCAGGACAGATACCATTAACTATCTCTGTATGTATCTTGATTGATTTTTTTTCTGTCATACGCTTTCTTATTTCTTACCACTATCTGACGGTAACGTCTATCTCTTAAATGTTTTGCAACTTTATTCGAGGATGAGTTTCTTAATACTTTTGCTACCATCAATATTTGACTCTAATTCTGCCATAGACTTTATACATTGATACTGAACTTTTTTCTTTGTATCACGCATTGCAATTCTTTTACCTTTTAAGCACTCGGACATAGATTGTTGAATTCTGTGTTCCTTAATCTCTCCTTGTACAATCATAAGTAGGGCTACCACTAACTCTGTCATACTATTTTACCTTTGTTTTCACCTTGCTTGATAACATATTTTTGTGTACCATGCTTGCCAGTTTCTACTTCTTTTTTTAAATCTTTTACATAACTCATTTGTTTTGTTGTTCTATTTATTTCAGCTATGTAATCTAAAACTTTTTTAGTGACTCGACCCGTTGCCATTCTCTCTTACCTTATCTTTTAATTCTTCGATGTCAGTTAATGCTTTTTCTAATTGTGACTGTAAAAATTCTATATTAACTTTGTTTGTCATATTCATCTCTTGAGTCTGTTCCATTTTTTCTACAGTCTTATAAAGATCCTCGATTAAAAAATGTTGCTCCTGATCCGTAGGGACCTGCTCAGATTTTTTTAACAAATCATTTTCAAACAATTCACGTGATGTCTCTAACGAAACTAACCTTGCAGTCAGCTCGGTATAAGCGAAGACGCCGGCTGCGACGAGCAAAATCAGAGAGGCGACCGTTTTCATCGGCATCTGCACAGCCGCCGACTCCGAAATATTTAATGGTTTATTGGACATGTGGTCCTCCACATAAAGCCAATACAACTAACATTACTATCAGTAAACCTGTTGCATAATAGTTCATCCTGGCTATCTCCATTGTGAAACCTATAATATGATTGCAGCAGCTATTATAACTACAATAGCTGAGATACAAAGTTTATGGTCTTGCCATATCTGTCTGTATCTTCTGTTTTGCCACACATTCAAAACTTTATTTTTTATATTACCTATCATTTTTTCTTCTCCTCTATTTCATAGAAGAACTTGTCTGTATCTTCAGTACGCCAAGCTCTACTATCTTCTACATTCCATTCAGATGTCTGCACTTTCCAGTCTGGGATGTTGTCTTTCACAGTGAAAGAAGGTATGTCCCATATACATCTATTGTTAGGTTGTGCTGCAAAATTACCATCATCTAAGGCAATTATGTGTGCGCACTTGTGTTCGTGCGGTATCTCTGAATGATCAGTGTCAAGTATATTAGACTCTGGATGTGCAAAGTCAACCGTAAATAAATATTTACCTGCGTGCCATTTCTTGTCTTTTCCTATATACTTTCCGGCCTGTCCGTCTAGTATATCCCAACGATTAACAGCAGGATAATAACTAAAACAATTCCAGAGCTGTAATTCATCAAGTCGTCTTGTGGGCACTCCGGATGGCTCAAATCCCGTTTGAATAAACGCGCTAATTGGTAAGCGATAAAATATTGCACCATTTTCCATAATAGCATGAAAAAGTATAGACCTTCCTGTAATAGCGCTAAGACCAAAGATAATACAGTCTTCAACTTCTCCATGATGTTTTTTACAATCATATAAATATTCTCTTCTTATTTGTGCGTAAGTCGGTGGTATGTTTGCATTTAAATAAGCCATAGTTAATCATGTATTTCACCCCAGTTATCACCATACTCATAGTCAACTTTATTAGGGACTTCTAGTGTAACAGCGTGTTCCATAATTTCAATTATCTTTTTTGCATGTGCTTCATCTTGTACAGATATATCTAGCTCATCATGTATTTGTATGTGTGGTATAATACCTTCTTTGTATAGTTCTAACATTGCTTTCTTAGTCATGTCAGCAGCTGATCCCTGTATAAGTTTATTCAAAGCTTTGTATGTGTAAGCTCGCTTGATCCCCGGTCCATGCTCTCTGAGTGCATCTTCGTGAGTCATAGCTTTATGCATACCAAAACTGTTAGGCTCCCACAGGTGAAACCTGCATAGTCTACCCAGCAGAGTACGTATCTGTCCACGATCTTGTGCTCTATTCGATGCTTTGTCCATAAGCTGTTTTACAAATGGTACACGTGAGTGGTATGTATTAAATAAATCAGCAGCTTTGTCTTTAGTAACTCCTAGTTCTGCCTGAAGTTTACCTTTACCCATACCATAGAAAAGACCCAAATTGATCGTTTTAGCCTGTGATCTAGGTATGTCGGCCATATCTGCTACAGTCTGGTGAAAGTCTGAATTAGAATCATTCTGATAAGCATCTATTACATCATATACTGATGGTAATTTATACAAAGAAGCATAATGCACTACCAGCCTAGGCTCTTGCTGAGAATAGTCAAAACAACCCCATGTATGGCCTTCCTCGGGTATAAATAACGACCTTATCTTAGGTCCAAGATCCTTGTTTCTTGCAGGAATCTGCTGAAGGTTTGGGTTCTGATAAGAAAATCTACCAGTAACCGTACCACCTCCAGCGTTTCTTAACTGATTTATCTCTGCATGTATTCTACCGTTATGCTCATAACGTAGTATAGAATCTAAGAATGTTGTGTGTGCTTTATTAATCTCTCTTGCCTGCGCAATCATATTTACAACAGGGTGCGGGTGTTCTTGTAAAAAGTTTTTTGTAAAAGATGGTGCACCTGTTTTATCTGTTGTTGGGTATTCTAGTCTCAACATATCAAATACATTTGCTATAGATCTAGCTGCCCAGATCTGTGTATCAATATTAGTTTCACCTTTTATCTTGTGTAGTAAATCTTGTTCTGCTTGTTTAAATTCTTTCTTCATTGCATGTGCTCTTTCCACATCTACACGTACACCTTTGAATCTCATGTCAACAAGACACGGAAATAAATCAGACTCCAGGTCAAATATATCTTCTAGGTCCTGGTTGATAATTTCTTTTTTCATCTCTTGCCAGAGACCAAGTGTAACTTCAGCATCACGTTCAGCGTATGCACCAACATGCATAGCAGGTAATTTGTACATCTCTGATTTAGGATTGATACCCCATTCTTCTGCAGCTTCTGCAAGTGCAGCTTCGTTCTTACCATAACCAAGATAGTGCCATGATAAACTATTCAAATCATATCTAAATCTATTCTCATCGGTCAACGCTGCAGCTATCATTGTGCAGGCTATGTCACCATTTATTTTAAATCCCATTGCCCGTAACCAACAAACATCATAAATAGCATTGTGAAAAACTTTTGTTGATGGGGCTTCGAGTACATCTTTCAACCAAGATAAGACTCTTGATCTATCCATGTTACCACCACCTTCGTGTGCAATTGGAAAATATCCTTTGTAAAATTTTGTAGCAACAGCAATACCTATAACTTCACCATTACCTATTACAGAACCAGATCCTTTTTTAATTAAGTCAGGATCTTTTGTCTCCAGGTCAATTGCTATCTCATCTACATCACGCAGGTCCGGAAACTCTGTGGGTTTTAACCACTCAGTAGGTGCTTCAAACTTTGGTATTTTCATATAAATATTTTTTCTCCACTATGTTTTCTAATCTTTTTTTATTACTAAAAGCATACAGAGATGCATCACAATCATATGGAAACACTTCCCATGATATATCTTTGTGTCCTTCCAATGCTAAATATATTTCTAATATAAATTTATGTTTAGCAATCATAATATGTTTAACTATCCTTGCTTTCCTCGGCATAGTCCCTCTCAATTATCATTTCTATAAAGTGTATTGCTTTCAATAGATCTTGCTTCTTTCCCTTATCACGATGTCTGATAATATATTTTATAGCACAACCTTCAGGATATAGCAATTCATTCTCTACTACAAACTTACTTGGTTGAATTTTATATTTTTGATAGTGTGATCCTCCGTGTTGTTTATCCCAAACTTTCGATGTCATAACCTTGATCCTCCTTTTTTGCTGCCATGATGTATAAGTTTTGTTTTGTTCGTGTCACCCCCACATACCAAACTCTGTGTTCTTCATCTTGTTTATCTAAACTTTTTTCTATTGCATCTCGTATTGTTTTTGTATTATCTAAAATTAATAATACATTGTCAGCTTCACCACCTTTTGCTGAATGTATTGTAGATAGTTTTACTCTTGGTGGTTTGTTTAATTCTTCACCATTACTTAACATTTCTCGTATGTATAAACATTCTTCGTAGTCTGATTCAAACACATCATACCAGGGTGTGTCTTTATTAAAACCAAACTCTGTTAAATCATACATTCTTTCTTCTGTAACTTCTATATCTGTACCAGTGTATTCAAATATATCTTTTACTTCTGATAAAGATAAGTCATCACCTTTGGTCCAACGTGTGTAGTTTAGAATAGTTCTAAACAAGGTTACTTTGTAACTCTTACGATCTTTGAATTCAAAATATATACCACGTTCTTTTAGTGTAGGTTTAAGTCTGTTTAATTTATCGTTGTATCTTGCTAGCACTAGCCATGTTCCCTGGTCCAGTGGTGCATCTGCTGTATCATAAATATAATTTACAGTGCCTTGTTCTTCTCTTGCTTTCCAATTCTTTTTTATTCTTCTGTCATCTGGAATTAAGTTTAGAATCTTATCTGCAATAGTTTGTACAGTTTGCGGAACCCTGTAAGATTGTGGCAAAATTATGTCTTTCTTTGAAATTT